ACCTCCTTCAGGGGTGCGTTTGACGCATGACACACGGCTCCTGCTCCCGGACTCTCGACTGGCCTCTCTCCGGGGGTGGGAGCCTTTTTATTATCGACACACCTAACCGGGCCTAACCACATGACCTACCTATCCGAACCCGACCACACCACATGACATACCGGATCGGATCGGGTCATACCAGACGACAATCCAAGTCGGGCCATACCATGCGACAATCCACGCCTGAACACACCGTACCGCAAGACCAACCCAACCCCATCACGCCAGACGACTTGCCGTGCCAGGTCGACCCGCTTCATTTCCAGACGACACGCCTAACCTTACCCATCCAGACGACAATCCGTACCGAACCTCACGCCAGACGACGTGCCCGGTCAGGCCGTGCCCCAACCCGTCCAGACGACAATCCATGCCGAACTCACGCCAGACGACAGGCCATGACAACCCAGATCATGCCATGCGACAGTCCGCATCATCCAAGGCCGATCCACCCCAAAAGACAAATCAGGTCTGGCCACCCCACTCGACGATCCTGTCCGACGCGATCCCGGCCTCTCGACAACACGCGCCGAATCACGCCGAATCATACCAATATTTTCTGCGGAACATTAGAAACACCTTGCGTTCTGATTCCACTATCCCGTTTGTTAGTAACACGAGAGGTCGGGCAGAACGGCAGCTCTCCTGAAAAACATGCTGGTACTGTGGGGCCTGTCCATACCAGCACGGCGAGGACGAAAGAAGAAACGCCGGGACAGCCACCTTCGCAGAGGTGGATTAATTGTCTTCGACAAGCAGGGACTGCGATCTGCTGCTTGGCCTGTGATGGACTCGGCTCCGGCGGGTATCAATTACGGGCATGGTCCGGCTCCCTTGTGGTGACAAGGGCTAAGCCGGACTCTGCCTGTTCCAGAACTCTCACCGACAGGTATGAAGCTTTTTTCACCTAAGAGGAGTAACAGGTACCAACGTATTTACCTAATAGGATTATCCTTCTTGGCGCTGTTAGTCTTTCTCAGAATGTTCGGGAGCATGGGGTCATGATAGAAGACGAACTGAACGAAGAAGAAGAAGACGACCGTCCGCATTTCAAAATATGGTGGTCCGACTCAGTAGAGATGTTAGATCACGGCAAGGCCGACTCCACAGCGCAAGGCTTTGTCGAACGCGCACAGAGGCTCATGAAGATTCACGGAATCGATAGGATAGAGGGCGTCCTTATCGCAGATCCGGAATGCCTGTGAATCCCCGACAGGTAGACGAGGGCATAGCCCTCCACCGGGAAGAAAACTTTATGAATCTCATGGCAGACTTGTTAGGTCCCCGTTTTAATAAACCTCCCTATCCTTTCTTCGGCCGTCTACGCAAACTCTTCGGCGTGGACATTCCTCTGAACGTAGCTGCATCGATTTCCCTGTCAGAAAAGGAGTTGCACGGCAACAAGGTGCAGGGCTACGTCATGGCTGCGTGTAAACGAGAGTACGAGAGGGTGTGCGAAAACTCGCAATGGACGGATACCGTCCGCATGGATGAATGGATGGAGAAATTTAGTGGACATCGAGGAGTACGAGAAGGCGCTGTTGGGTCTGATGCTGACCAACACGGGAGAAGCGCAGACACTCGTTCACGAACTGGAGCAGGATGACTTCAAACGCCATGAACATGGGGTTGTATTCATAGCGATTCGTGACGGGCTGGAAGCTGATGGGTCTGCTGACTTCCGCACAGTATCAGATCGCATAGATAAAGAGAGCTTAACAGTAAAGCATTCCGATATAGCGGACATGCTGATCAATCCGCTGCTGGCCGTACACCGACCGGCGTATGTAAAGCGGATCTTAGAGGAGAGCGAGAGCAGACACCGGCAGAGAGTGCTGCTCACAGCCGCTCACGATGACTCTGACGCGGATGAGATCATTGAGCGTATCCGGAAGGGGCTGAAGCGGAAGGCCGCTCAGAATGGATACGAAGGCTTTACAGGTATCTCGGAGGGAATGGACGAGGTTGAATCCCAACTCCAAGATGCCATGCTCAGTGAGCGGGAGTTCATGGGGCTGGACACCGGCTTCAGGGAACTTAACCATAAGCTGAATGGACTGTGCGGATCTGAACTGACAGTCATCGGAGCAAGGCCAAGCATCGGGAAGACGACCTTTGCTCTCCAGCTTATTCGCTCTGCGGTTTCGGAATGCGGTGTCGGGTTCTTTTCATTGGAGATGTCATGCTTGCAGGTCTATCAAAGGCTTGTCTGCATGGAAGCATACATCCCGCTGCATATGTTCCGCCGAGGTAAACTCACCGAAGCTGAACTTGATAACTATAAGACACACTCCGAAGTAGTCCGTGAGCTACCGATCTTTGTGGATGACACAGCAGGGATCTCCCTGCCCAGAGCACGGTCGCGCATGGAGAAGCTTGCCAAGGAGCATGACATTGGACTGTGGGTCTTTGATTACCTTCAGCTGATGAGTTCAGTTGGAGCTAACGAGAACGAACAGGTTAACAATATCAGCCGAGGGCTGAAGGAATTCAGCAAGGACTTCGATCAGCCCATCGTTGTGCTGTCACAGCTCAACCGCTCTGTCGAAGCGAGAGGTGACAAGCGACCTCAGATGTCGGACATGCGAGGATCGGGAGGGATAGAGCAGGATGCTGATAATGTTCTGATGCTGTATCGTCCGGGGTTTTATCCCCAGCTATACAATGGCTGGAAGGGGCCGGGTGACATTGCACAATATGTAGAAGTGCTGTGCGAAAAGACTCGCTTTGGGCCTACGGGAACCTTACTCTTGGCATGGAACCCTGAGACAGCGACATTTAGGGATAAGAGAATGATGTAGGGCGTTTTCATGTGTCAACATCATGAGCCTCCACCCTCTCGGAGGTAGGACCCCGAGCGCCCGGAAGTGGGAGACTTCCCTTTAATTATTGGGAGTGAGCAGCCCAGCCTGCCCTATCGCGGGTGACAAAGCGGGCCAACCGTAGCAGTATGGGGAGCGGAATTGGCCACGCCGGGGAGACCCTGCGGAAGAAAGTGGGGCCGGAAAGCCCGGCTTCAGGCAGGTGCCTTATCAAGGGGAACGGCTGTTCACTCCCTTTAACATACACACAATTCGGAGACATCGCCGAATGCCAAGGACGCAGAAGAGAAAAGGGACGAGAGTCGAGCATGAAATGGTGAAGCGGCTACAGGATGAGGGGATTCATGCGTGGCGAGTCCCCGGTTCTGGAGCCTTCGGAGGGCGGCTTAACTCCGACCTTAAGATCGGGCACCAAGAAGAGTTCGATGTGGAAGTAAAGTCGCGGAAGGGAGGAGCCGGGTTCCAAACATTAGAGAACTGGCTTGGCTCCAACGACCTTCTTTTTCTCAAACGCAATTACACAGACCCGATGGTGGTCATGGAGTGGAAAACCTTTGTCGGATTTATGCGATGTTGGCAGGAGTGCAATCCTGAAAGTGGTCAGGGAGCAGATCTTCAATCCGGACCTATGGGACAGGACTCCGAACTCATATTGGGAAGTGCAGATGCAGTACGAACTGAAGAGGCTTCATCGTCATCTCCTCAGGCATCTGGCGACGGAAGAGGAGCAGGAGGAACTGGAAGCAAAGTCGACGATGTTTAACGCTAAGCCGGCAGACAGGTTGGCTTAATTCTCACCGCGACCTCTCCGTTGCCTCCTCCTCCTGCGGCGCCTCCCTCGCCTCCCAGATTTCGGTGGCGCGGTCGCCGCCGGAGGTAGTTTAATACCTTCCTCTGCCTCCAGCCTCTTCTTGTAATTCTGAAGGACTGCTCTCTTGGCGTACGTCTGGCCCTGTAATGTTCTTTCGGCATCCACGTTCATCAGCTTGACGCCCAACAGCTCAGACACCAGCTGAGTTTTACCCTCCCCCCGCTTTCTTTTTTCCGCATACCGCATAATCTTACCGGCCGTAGGCATCATGGTGCCGATAATGTTCTCCGTCTTCTTGCTCATGAAGGGCATCACTTCAGACGGTTCACCGGGGTACCTTTCTATGGCCCTCTCGGAACGGAAGATTGGGGTTGATGTAAACCGGCTTCGCATTCATGATCATCGGCATACGCACCGCATGCAGCTCGTCGTAGTAGTCGGGAGTAGGAATGTCCTGCCATTCCCGCGTATGCCCCTCGATCCCATTCATCAGCTTGAAGAAGCGGCTATAGCGGGCTGGATCTTCAAACAGTGCCTGTACTTGAAGCGGTATATTGAACCGCATCCAGCTGTAGAACGGAATTAAGGAGCGCATGACCTCGCTCTCGAAATCTGTCAGACCATGGCTGTAATCAAAGAGGTACTTCATCACGGAATCCCGAGCGGCAACCTCTTCCTGCATGGCAAGAGAATTGCCCCCAGCGGAAGCTTTCCCCTTCTTCAGCTTGCCCATTAAGTGGGCTAATCTGGCATTGTTCTCTATACCTGTATTGAAGCGGCGGTTCAACCTCTGCAATGGCCCTTGCTGCCCCACTGTTCTCTGTAGAAATGCACCAGCGTCTTGGATATAATCTTCTGCCGTTTCCCTGCTCACGCCGGCAGACATGATGTCATCCAGAAGGCTCTTCTGTTCCATGGTAATGTTCAGCGTATCCCGGCCAAGCAGCTGATCAAATACCGTGCGAACCTCTTCATTAATGTTCACGTTGATCGGGGATTGCCTCGCGGTCTGATAGGTGGCAGCCATGTACTGCTGAGCTTGAGCCATCGGCTTCACCATAAAGTCCGGAAGTTTCTTACGCCCTTCGGGTCCCTCCATGACATACCGCTCAAAGGCACGAGCGAATCGCTCTTCTTCCTTCTCCCCCCACTTATCCATCGGCTTTTTCATCCACCGCTCGATAGCCTCACGGGCATCAGCGAAGTAAGCCAGATCTTTACGCCATACGTGTGCTGTCTCATGGATAAAGGTGGTAAAATCTCCGCCTTCCAGAATGCCGATGTGGTGGCTTCTGTCTTCCATCTGCTTGACGGCACCCTTCACTGCCCCCGACGGAAGACCACGGGAACTCCTTCCCGTGGTCTGACGTAGCATCCCTATGTCTAACAGGCCTTCCAGATGTTGAACATTGGTGACAGTGTGATACGTTTGCGGATCTGTGTAGCGGGCGGCTGTGCCTATTTTAATCCCCGGCTGGATGACATCCTGCCAGAGTTGATCCCCCCTCTGTGTGAGATTCAAGTAGAGAGCGTCTTTTTGCTCCGGAGTCAGAGTTGAGCGTATGGTTACATCGGTTTTCCAGTTAGACCGAGCACGGTGTAAATCCTTTTGCAATACGTGTACCGCACCCGTGCCATATGTAAACTTCCGAAGTTCATGAGTTAGACTCCCCTCCCCGGCCCCGGCCACCATCTTTTTGACCTCATCGGTTAGCTCCACTGCGTAGCCATCAGGAAAAAGGAGATGCTCTCTACGAAGCATCGATAATAGAGGATCTCCTTTTCCTGTGGCAGTCGCTCTAACTGCTGCCTCTAACTTTTTGGCCCCGGAGTGGGCTTCTATCTGGAAAGGTGCCTCGCCCGGCATTTCTAACGCTTGGAGGGCTTTGGAGATTCCGGCTTCTCCTTCTCCTGCGTTTGGGAATCCGGGCCAGTTGTTGAGGGCTGAGTGTTTTGCGTAGACCTTTCGGTAGGGTTCGTGAAGGTTATTGAATATCCCTCTTGCCAGATCGGATGCCTCGGCTCGTCCCCCAGATATCGCCAGCCGAAGAGCTGCGATAGCTTCCCCGTATCTTCGTTCATCGTAAACACCTCCATCTACATGGTGATATGTGCCATTGGAAAAGAAGTTTTTCCATCCTTGGAGCCAAGTATTATGTACCAGTTTCTCGGCCAGTTGCCGGACTCCCACGGCAACTTCGTCCTGCGTGGCGCCTACGTCGCCAAGAAACCGGACAGATCGACCTCCCGGCTCCAGCCGGAACGCAAAGCCGCTCCGGCTAAATTCTTCTATTTCCCTCTTCTGGAATGGCCCCCCGTCAAACCGGGAAACCTGTATCTGTATCCGAGATGTCGGCGTGGGCGACTTGACGGGCCTCAGCACCGACATCTGAGCCTGACGCATCCCATCGGCAAAGATAGCACCGATGCCAGCCGCAAGGTCATGCTTTGCAGCTGCCCCGTTCGGCACCATGTCCAGAACAAGGGTATAGTCAGGCTCCAGCCCGTGACTTGTCCCGCTCATGTCGGCGCGAATGTGGTGGGTGAATCCCAATTCTTCTTCCAGTGGGATCATCCATTTTAGTTTTTGTTGCCCGTTATGTTCAGTAATCAGTTCGCGGGAAAGGTCCTCATGGAAGGCTCTCAGGACCCCGATGTCATCTGCCCGTACATCTCCGAGTTCCCCAAGACCGCGTATGGCATACCCGCCTTCCGTAACCCTGATTCCCTCATTGACTCTATGAGCAGCCTCGTAATCAGAATGGAACTCCTGCGGAAGCTGCCGAGGTCTATAGAAGCCACCCGTTGCCTTCTGTTTGTTTTTCTCAGCCGCATGTCTTAGGGCCTTCACTTCCGCATCACTGGAGCGCATTACGCGCCGGGCATCTATCCCCTCCTTGGCTGGGAATCCGAGTCTGTCCCATCTTCCATCCCGCAGTGCAGACTCAACAAGATCGCGCTTGGGATGTATCCAGTCGTCTATGAACTCGCCTAATCCCTCTTGGGTGGTGTCGCTGTATCGTCCACGGTAATAATCCCACAGGTCTTTGAATCCCTCGTCGCCCAATTCTTCCAGAGCCTTTGCTCTGATGGCAAGCTCTTTCCCCCTCGGAATCTGCGTCTCCGTGTTCGCATGGAGAACTTCGTGATGGAGAGTGTGTTGCAGCTGGTCATCTGACAAGCCCCGTCTCATCAGGATTTCATGCGTCCCATGATCTACCTGTCCCCAAGCGCCCGCCATCTCACTTTCTGACAGATATCGTATTGGCCAACCAGCATTTAAGTAGTCTTGCCCTGTCTTCGGTTGTGTCCCCAAGCTGATCACTCGCCGCCATTCCCCATCTGCCCATTCCTCCATCATGGGCTTGGCCGTGCGGGCATAGGCCGAAGTTGCTGTAAAGTTCGGCATAGGTCCTATGTCATAACCCAAGGTAGCTTGGAGTCTTCCCGCTTCCTTTGCTGCCGTTGACTGTACAACGTCGCCCAACAGCAAAGCCTCGACACTTGCCTTGTTCCGCTGCCATGACCATAGTGCAGCCTGTATATCCTGCGTAGATCTGCCTAATTCATCTGCCGCTCGGGCGATCATATAGCTGGCAGCTCGGGCTTGATCCTCGCCAACGACAGCCCCGCTCCATCCGAAGTTCCTTCCTATTAAACGATCCTGATCATTCCATAGAGAAAACTCTCCGGGTCGACTCCATCGATTTATGTCTGTATTGTATATCGCCTCATACCAGTCGATTTTATCCGCTGACCCTCGCAGCTTCATCGATACTACTTTGGGACCACCTTCCTTTGTCGTATCGAACTCCTTAACCGCTGCATTGAAGGCTGCCTTGCTGTCCAGATCCTCTCTGGCTGCCCTCATGACCCGAAAGGTCGCCGCAGCAGCCTCGTCGAGAGGCATTGCATCGGCCATGTGGGTATAGATCGCGCCAAATTCCGTCATGTTCTGGGGGCCGACAACGGACGTTGCCCATTCTTCCATACTTTTGAGAGCTGCAACCTCACCGGCCTGCAGGTCCAATGAATCCCGTACGTCTTGCGTGAACTTCTTAAAGTCCACACCTATGTCTTCTGCACCGGGGATTCCCCTGAATGCATACATATCGGGCTTCGGAGAATCTGCAAAGATGCGGGCCATAGGCAGTTCGATGCTCTCCCCGTGTATCATCTTCGGCATGCCCCATACCGGCAAAACGAAGTTCTCTCCCTCTCTCTGGTAAAGCACCCCCTCGGCTTGGTCGAACTCGTCCAGACTTTTATACGCCGCAACCCCGGACAGGCGCTGTCTCTGGAATGCTTCTAAGCTCATATGAGAGTGATGGGCACCTACCTGCATATTGGTGTCCCAGAGCTGGGCCAGTACTCCTGCCTGATCCTCCGGCAACCCGGCTTTTTTAGCCATATCCCGCATGGCAACCGTCATCGGGGTTTGTGATTCCACCATCCCGCGAACAAGAGCGTCGTCTATCCTTCCGAATAAGTCCTCTTCCAGACCGATGTTCATATCGCGGGCGAACATACCTGTGTTCGTGATGGACCTGCTGGCAGCTATGTCCCCCAACTCCCGTATAGTTATATCCCTGCCCCCGTCAGTCGTTAGGATCACATCGTCGATCCCCTTCGCCCCGCCAAGCATATCTTCCACAATTTCCCGGACTACAAAGGGGAGGTTCTGAGTGCCCTTACTTTGCACGGCGAGTGCAGCTGCATAATGCGTCGGATCGGTAACGCCGGCCAGCCAGTTCTGCCACCAGTTGGAGTACATATTCCGCAATCCATATCCCGGCGTGAGAAGAGCATAGCTCTTCCATATCCCCTGCGCCTTCCTAAACCCATCGAATAAGCGCCCGGATTCCGTGTCTGGGTCCAGCATCTTGCGGGTTTGCCCAAGGTCTTCGACCAATGCCCTCGGCATCACGAATATGTTCGTCGGGTCTACGTCTACCTCCGCCTTCTTTATAAAGTCCTCTATCCCGAACCTCTCAGTGTTGGACTTGGCAAACTCCTTTACCTCTGCTGAGGCCAACTTCTCAAGATTGACGGGCACATATCCCATCTCGTCCAACGTCCGAACGAATGTGGGATCTTTCAGAAGAGTCGACACGTCATTCGGATCGATGGCCTTGACCAGTGTCGTGTCTTTTAAGGTGGAATCGATGAATCGCTGCGTGGTAGTGGACTTAACATGCTCCATTCCACGAGCTATGGTGGATGAGACAATGTCCAGCTCGGTAGGATGGCCAGCTGCGATTCTGTCTATGATATTTACAAAGGAACGAGGCTGCTGGTAGGCCTGAAGCGGGACATCCGGCAGTCCGGGCATGAAGGTTCCGGTCGGAATTTCCTCTGCCGCCACCTTCTTTTGGAATCCATTCCGCTCTTGTAAGTGCCTCCACAATCTCTTGCTTCCGGGCGTCTGCGGCAGACGCGCTGGCACATAGCGAAACAGCAGCTTATCAGGATCGAGCAGCCCCAAGCCCACCTCTGAGTCAAAGAACACCTCTACTTCATCATCGATTGTATGACGGACCCTCATGGGGCCGTCCGTCCCCATTTCCCTCAGGTCTACCCAATCGTCGGGGTCTCTGGCGGCTCCCTTTTTTACTTCCTTCTTCCAATAACCGCCTGCCCATGCCCGGTACAGATCCCGGAATTGATTAGCCTTGAATTTTAGGTGGTCCTTGCTCTGGCCCGGAGCAATGGTCCCGGTTTCCCCTATCTGTCGGAGGTACCCGTCAACCGCCTCCTCGAATAACTCGTCCGGCTGGTCCATAAAGGCTTGGAATAGCCGTCGTTCCTCTACCGACAGCTCCGCGCCAAGCGACCTGACAACCTTTTCCAGATCGATCACGCCCCTGTTGTAATTGTCAAGCATCTCATCCCGGCGGCGGATCTGCCGGGCGATTCCCTCTCTGACTTCTGCTTGCCGCTCTTTAGGCGCCCGCATCCATACTTGTTCCAGTTCAAATGTCTTCTGGAACTTCCTGCCAAATGCCGCTGCCCCCGGAATCCCCTTCTCCGATGCCTCGTGCAGCAACCGAGCCGTTCCGCCCATTCTCTTCCAATGCGGACCTATGGCTTTTCGGAATGGCACATTCATTAAGGGTTCCGGCATCCCCGCACCGCCCATCCATTTGGGCGCACCAAATGCCAATTTCCCTGCCTTCAGCCCCATGAAGGGGGACGTCAGGGGATCAAGGGATACATCCATGACAAGACCCAGCCCCATAGCCGCCCACCTGCCGGCTGTGCTGTCTTTGAATAATGGGTACCTCTGAAGGATGTCGCTAAAGGAGAGGCGCAGGGCTTCTTCTCGTTCCCTGAACGGTAGCGCGTTATCAAATTCGATACGCATCTGCCTAAAGGCTTCATCTATATGATCCGCCCGGAAGTTCCCCTCCTCGTCCAGCACGGTGCCAACAAACCCAGTTACCGGGTACAGACTTACACCGAAAAGGTCCGAGACTGGTCTGGTTAGAGACTCAAACCATCCGGGTTCCATCGCTGCCTCTACTTCCGCCTGTGCCTCTTCTTCATGTCCCACTTGTGCAAAGCGTTGCTCAAGGTTCCTGACAGTAGTGGCCGCGCTCCGCGCAGCTCTCCGCTGGGCAGGGGTCTGCTCCTGTGTGGCAAACCCCATTTCCATACCGGGCGTCTTTAATTGTTCTGCACTGGGAAACGACATGCCTCCAGCTGGCTCTACATCCGACATAATGGTGCGCCGATCTTCCACTCCGCTGAAGGGTAGGAATGGAAGCTCTACTTCATGCGAGAAGCGTTGAGGACGGCCTTCTCGTAGCCGTCTTTGCTCTCGTGGGTCAAGTTGGGTCATTTCGGGTTAGGCCCCATCACTCAGGCTCATACGGCAGCGGTTCAGTTGCCTCTTCATCGCCAGTCAAATAGTCATATACCCGACCCGCCCCCTCTGACGCCGCCAATCCGGCAGCGGCGCCAACGGCCATTCCTACCGGGTGCGTAGTTCGGGGAAAGTTTCTGGCAAGGCGGAAAGGAAGCGTTCTTAACCAAGAAGGGCCTTTGCCTCCCTGCAAATCCTTGATTGAAGCCTTGGGCTTGGTCTTAAGCAACCTCTTTGCTGTTTGTCTTCCTTGATGTGCTCCGTACGCGCCGGCACCAACTGTCCCGAGGGTGGCAGAGGTTGAGTCCTCCTCAAA